GTCAAGTGCATATACAATGCACTCGGATGAAGGCCCTTTGAGGCGCTTCCGAACCTCCGCACAAAGGCGGAGGTCCCTCGTGACCAGACCGAAAACGGTCTTAGGTCCCGGGGCACCCACCCCCTGCCGGGGCAAGGGTCGGACCGCTACTTCCGTAAAGGGGAGTGGTGGCGGATCGGTTATGCATTAGCAGAACCCCGATTCGCGCTGTGATCAAGTTTGATCACAACTACACCAGTGTGATACCGGTGAAACTGCCCAACAATTGGGTAGCCAGGGAAGAAGGTACCACCTTCCTCCCAGCCCGTGACGTTACGGTCATGGGCGAAACCGTCTGTAAATTCGGTATAGTCGGCGTGCAGGAGGGCGCCGGCATCCTCGACCCAGTCGAGGTCATCCGGTGGTGGATTACACCGGATGTAACGTATGTCCTTACCGACATACATCAACCCGGCTAAATAAATAGTCGGGTCAAGTGCATATACAATGCACTCGGATGAAGGCCCTTTGAGGCGCTTCCGAACCTCCGCACAAAGGCGGAGGTCCCTCGTGACCAGACCGAAAACGGTCTTAGGTCCCGGGGGAAGAGTGCTCAAAATATAGGAGTCACTCTCCATGAAGAGGTTCAACCTCCTCAATACCCTCTCAGGGAGAGGGGTATTCCGAGTTAAAAGATTAATAACATCGGAAAAGGCGGTCTCTGTAAAGTCCACCTCATCTCTCAAATAATTTGAGTAGATTTCAAAGGCACTAGGGTACCTTAGAAAGTCGACGCTTTCCCAGCGCCACTGCAGGTTGAGAGGATCCACTCTCTCAACCAGGTCCTTCTGAACCCAAAATTCAGACGGACTGACGAACCTGAAACCAGGATTCGCCCAATGCCGAATAAACGGCATTAGCCCCACGGAGGGATCCTCCGTACGGCCGAGCTTGAAATCAAGCTTTTTCTCGAATTTTGGTTCGAGAATAACAAGTTTTCCCTTGAAAACTTGCTCATAGTGGAAGCCTCGACAGAGGCGTAGCCACGTATGCTCAGGGGTCTCAAGACCCTTGATCTTCAGAGACCGTAATAAGGTCTTCTGAGTGCTGTCCCGAGGACGGATGACAGCATCACCGAGGTACTTAGAAAGTTCCTCGTAGACAGGCATCATAAAATGATGCTTGTGTGCAACCTCCGTAGTCCGCTCAGAGCGGACGAAACGGAAGTTGAAGGAATGAGTCATCAAAGAACTCATCCTATATAGGGCCTCTCGAGGATCCCTACACTTATCCTGTACAACTTTGTTCAGGAAGAATGGGTCACTTATAAAGGACCCATCACCCCCCATCTCAAGAGGGGTGAAAGGACACAAAGTGTCCGTATCCTGAGGCACAATGATGTGCTGAATCAGGGATGCGATCTCAAATAATGGGACCGCTGGTTTATTCACAGAATAACACCACTTAGTCTCTTTACCTAGGAGACTAAACCTCCCGATGTTAGTCATCGAGTAGGAGTCCGTTTCGGACTTCTGGCTAAGTAATAGCCGGATTCTTGGGTAATCTAAATACCCAAGTTCCGTTCCCCGCCGCATGGAAACATGCGTGGCGAACGACGGACCCTGTGGAACCAGGGATCCTTCCTCACAGTAAAACATGAGGCGCCGTGATATGTAAGTATCCGGCTGACTGACCTTGAAGCCAGTCTCCTCCAACACCTCCAAATGGCGGTGGAGTTTCTTCCGCGAACGCGAAAGAACAACCTCGTCGTCACCGACGAGGGAGTACACCTGTAAATCACACAGGCGCATGCTATAGTCATGGACTATAGTCAGGATGACCTTAGTCATCATGTCACCCATGAACCAACCACGGGTGGTCACGGTGAGAGAATAAGTCCCACCGCGACGAGGAACGAAAACGAACCTCTTCCCGCAATATAATGTCATTGCGAGAGTAGCCAGGCCTAAAGGAAAGCCTGGTTTACAGCTAGCAAGCTGTATTAGTGAGCTCCACACTTGCCGAGCCACAAACCGATTGCCAAAATCGGTACACTCGGATAAATCCGAGGAAAGGGCCCAAATTGGGTCCCCATCCGCCGTTTTCGGCAGGTGTTCCCACATTGTAGACTGTGGGTTTAGTGTGTCGGTTAAAAACCGCCACAAGTGCCGGTCGCGGGTTAAACCCGACACGACACCCCGCGACCTTAAGGTCGCGGCAAAGATGTGTGCAAACACACCCATTATCACTTGATACGCATAAGGCGCGACAGTGATAGTCCGGGCTTTGCCCGGTTCCGCCACACAATGTAGGCGGACACACCTCACCGCAGTGGGGTTGTGAATCGCGTATTGGGTAGCCCAGTACACGACATCCCGGGAGTTAGTTAACCTCCGCGGGCACTCAAGCTTTATAGGCTTGAGATCTTTGGGTTCATAAATGACCCGAAGAGGGCGGTTCTTTAAAGGCCGCCCAGGCGCACAAAGGCGCCGTAGGTAGGCGGATTTACCGCCGACCTGCCTCGTGCTCTCAAGGCATGAG